CGGAGAGGCGTGGCCGTCGTACCGCTCGTACCCGTTGATGCGTCGGTAGCCCCCAGAGATTGCAGTCTCGAAGTTGATGGAGTCAATCACCTTTCCGGGCGGCATTTCAATTGCCGGCGTGACTAGATCGAGTCCGCCGACAAGAGGAAAGAAATCCTGCCTGACCTGCGGCATAGATGATTGTTTTGCCATTATGCTAAAGGCTCTCCGAAAAGCATTACCGGCATCTGGTCCAAATAAAGCTGGTCCATAGTCCGCAAATAATTCATCTGACCCTGCTCCAACGCTTCAGGAGCGGCTTCGAACTGCCCGTAGTACATCAATGCTTTCCAGACAATCGCCATGTGGTATTGCGCCGGCATCGTCGGTGTGTCAGAGTCGTTGACGAAGGTCGTCGGCTTGGCATACGCGAGTCCATTGACGCAGTAGACATTATCAGGAATCGGGCCGAGCAGAATGTTCTTCTGATAATCCACCGTGAAGCACACCGGCATCGCCTGCGTGGTTCGCATCGTGGCGTACTGGTACAGATCGCGGAACCTGCGGTACTCAGCAAACAGCAAGCGCTGCTCCGAACCAAACCCCATCGAGACGTTGTATTGCCGGAACGATGAAATGTCGTAGTTGGCGAATGACGATAGGCCGGCCTGCGCCGCGTTGTAGGCTTGCTGTCCGACGATGGTGTTGAACGAAACAGGCTGCTCCATGAAAAACCAATCCGAGCGCTCGTTCTGAATGTCAACCCACGCCTGATTGATCCATCCGCATAAACGCGCGAGATCGCCGGTCACGTTTTGGCATGTACTAGGCACCGTACCGGATGTCGAACTCTCCTGCTGGAGACGCTGCAACATCTGCAGATACGTCATCGCATTGGTGCCGTAATTCGGCTCCAGCAGCAGAGGGACGTTTGCCATTACGCAGCCTCAAGCATCACGGATTTGAGCCATGCGCCGCCACGCGGGTTGCGGTCGCTCACAACCGTGAACGGATATGCGTGCGCCGTGCGCGGCCGGAGGTCGGTGCGGTCGGGTTGGTTCGGGTCGCGCACCTGGGTGTATTTGGTTTCCTTGCAGCGCGCCAGCACTTCCAGGTAGCAGCGCTTGATCTTGGTTGCGACGCCACGGAAGATCGGTTGATTCGTTCCGTTGACGTTCAGGACGATGTGGTCGGGCAGGTTTTCGTCCGTCGTTTCAGCGATCACGACCTCGACGATTTCGGCCATGAACTTCTCGTCTTCCGCCAACTTGTCAAGTCCCTCCGCAGCCAGGATCGGTTCGAGCGGCTGATCGCTTTCGACGATGAGCGGCTTTGCCTCGGCGCCATTGAGTTGCGACAATGATTCCAGGTTTTTGTTCAGGTGCAACGTGCCTTTTGACATGTAAAACTCCAAAAAATCGGCCCGTAGAGAGCGATCTCTACGGGCCTGGATGTTACGAGACTTGCGGAACAGCGGGAAGCACGGCAATGTCATCCGAACCAGCGATAACCACGCCGGTCGCATTCCAGTTGGTCGTACCGAAGACGAATCCGGACGCGGCAATCGTCGACTGGGTGCGAACCACGACATACGCGAACGGAGTCAACGTATCCGGGATCGCCGGGAACTGCGGGATGAAGTTGAAATTTCCGCTGTCGTCCACGCTCTTGACCGTAGCCAAGGTTGTGGGCTGCACCGGAACCGGACCTTGCGCAACGCCAACGTTGCCGCTACCGTCCAACGTGAACACGAAGGTACACGCTTGATCGGCAAGCAACGCCTTAAACCCGGCGCCGGTCACCACGTCGGTGGTCGGTACGGCAGTAGTCGAGATAATCGCCTTCTGGGTCTGCCACTTGCCGCCGATGGTGTAGTTGATCGCGGCGGCGGTCGAGAACGTGACGGCCGCGCCGGAAAAGCCGGTAATGCCAGCCTTCGAGAAATTGATGTTGCCCCCAAAGAGGGCGCCATTTACATTGTAAGACATGGATGAATCTCCTTATAGCTCGTTCGGGTAGAACGGTCCGGTGATGTTGATGTAAGTCGTCGTGATCGCGGCTGTGTCCAGGTTGGTCGTTCCGCCCGTGAACGTCGTGTTGGCGACGTTGGTAGCGACGATGATTGCCCCGATGACCGCCTGACCGCCGGCCACGCCAGTTGCCGAAGATGCGTCCTGCACCCACGGCCACTGAATACCCTGTATCGCCACCGCCATCGACGTGCTGCTCGACGCGATGTTCGACACATAGGTATAGAGGTTGCCGGCGTTGTCCACGGTCAGAAGCAGCGCGCCAGCGTTGTACACGCCGGCAGCGCCGGTCCAGGACAAGGCGGCAGGCACGTTGCTCGCGGCGACTGCCGCCTTCTGGTACAGCGTTCCGCCGATGACATACGAAATGGCGCCGGTTTGAAACTGAGGGCTGGAGCCGCCTGTCTTGATCGCGAGGCCGGGAGACACCAAGTTCTGCGTTGAGAACAGCCCTTCGAAGGATTTCAGCAGGGCGTACATTTCGCCGGTACTGAACACTCCGTCGATCAGCCGTTTCTTGATTGTTTGCAGCATGCTGTTTCTCCTATTACAGGCTGGTGATGCCGGCTTCGAGACGAGTCATGAACGCCTCGTTGAGACGCACGGCGTTGAACCAAGTGCTGGCGCCGACGTAGCCGAACATCGCCAGCGGGTTGGCGTGGTTGGTCGTCTTGGAACTGATGAGAGTCGGCGAAATCGCGGTCATCCCCTTCAGCGCCACTTGCCCCCACGCAGACTCGCCTGTCACCAGGAACGGATACACGTCGACGTTCGACCCGCCAACCGACACGCAGCCGTTCAGCGTGGTCGATCCGGCGCCGGCAAACGAAGCGAGCAACGGGCTGGTGATGAAGCGGAACTGTTCGACGGCACCGATTTCCCGATCATGGATCGGCTTGAAGTTGCCGTATTCCTCGACCTTGGTGAAACCCGGCAACGAACGCACATCGGCTTCGCAGTCGGTGTGGCAGAACACGATGTACGCAGGCTGCACGGCCTTGACGGCGAAGTCGGGTCCGGGAGCGATGCGGGTCGTGATGCGGCGCGCACGGTTGGATTCGAGCACGCGGACGCACTGACGCAGACGGTTCAGCGAGATCGGCAGGTTGACGGCCGAACGGCTGGAGCCGGTCGAGTACACGACGCTGGTGCCGGCCTTCAAGATGCCGAAGCGGACCAACTCCAAAATTTCGCCGATGGTTTCGCCGACCAACTTGGTCATTTCGGCAGGAACGTCATCTTCGTACAGGTTCTCGACCTTGGACGAAAACTTGAACAGAATACCGAAGTTCTGCAGCGTTACCGATACGTCCTGGAACGTCACGGTATTGCTGTTCGGGGTCACGCCTTCGGCCAGCACGAAGTTGTACGGGCTGATCTGCGGCGTGCCGACGTACTGGCTGGAGTTGATACCCGAGCCGGCCGTGGAGGCGCCGAACGGCAGCGTGCGCCGGAACACCAGCGTGTCGGTCGCATTCTGCGGCATTTCCTTTTGCTCGCCGAAATCACCGAGAACGATGATCGGTTGGGCGTGCTCGAGCATGCCCTGAGCAGCGCGGATGAGGTTCCGCGATTGTGGTACGTTGTAGCCTTGTAGAGCCATGATGTAAATCTCCTGATTGTTTAACGATTGCGCTTGGCTCTCGCCGCCTTCTCGGCGTTCCACCGCTCTTGCGGAGACATGTCGTCCCACGACTTCTGAGTGGTAGGCGCCGCATTCGAGCGCGGAGTGCCAGTGGCATTTGCAAGAACTTGCTTGCGTTGAGTGGTGATCGCGTGTGTCGGGTTATTGCGCCGATGCTCGTTGTAGAGATTCAGCATACGGATTGCATCGCCGACTTTATCGGACTGCGACAAAGCCTTGATGTCATCCGGCTGACCGGAAACCCACGCATGAAACGGTTGCGTCTTGACGACGTTTTGCCAATCCGGAGTGATGACTTCCAGAGTGGAGTTGATGATTTCCTGGCGAACGGCTTCTGTCGCGCCCTTCATTTCCTCGCGCATCTTGTCTTCCAGCGACTTGAGCGCAGCCGGGTCTAACGCCGGGGAACTCTGTGCTGCCGGACTGCGCGATTCGACGTAGGCTTCGACGCCTTTAACAAATTCAGGATAGTCTCGCTGCAGGTCTTCCCATGCTTTCGGACTCGTGACGGCTTGCGCCACTTGAGCCTGCGATGGGGCGGACGAGGATTGCGCCGATACTGCTCGGCTTGCTTCGAGCAATTCCTTCATCTGCTTCTGCGACCCGGTGAGGTTTCCGATATGGCCCTCCACGTTGCGCAGCCTGCCAGCCATTTGCGTCTGGAAATCGTTGAGACGCGCCTGTATGGATTCGAACGGGTCTGCTGCAGGTTCCGGTTGTTTCGCGGCTGGAACTGGCTCCGGCTTTGCGGCGGGGGCGGCTGGTTCACCAGCCCGTTCTGCGGCTACTGCAGACCAAAGTTCTGCGGCATTTTGTTCTGTTGTCAAACTATCCTCCGTGTATTGCTTTACTATTCCGACGGGTCTTCCGAGCCATCAGTCCAAACCGGCGGCACTGGGTTTTCCAGTGCGGCCAAGAAATCTTTTAGTGTTGCTATGCGACCCCTGAGAATCTGCGATGCATCCGGAGCCTGAAATGGAATCTCAAGCTTGGCTCTCGCGTCCTGCAGGTTGACTTGCGCCCACGCTTTTGCAGCCGCAATAGAGCTAATTGAAACAGGCTCGCTCATTGGAAAGGTCTCGGCAACTGAACCCGCATACAAAGGATCGCGGTCAGGCTTGTCGTGCCGTCTCCTACCTGCACCGCAGGAATGAAGAACAGCGGTCCGTCGAACACGTTGCGCACGACAATGGTTGTGCAAGTAAGCGCGTTGCCGGTATTGTCTTTGGAGATTGCAAAATTCGCATTGTCGTTCGAGCCAAACAGCGACAGCGCGCCGGAAGCGCCAAACGTCCCATGTACCTGCAGCGACCTATCAATTGCGCCGTCAGGCTGTGAGTATGGCGCCCCGACATCGCCCATTGTGGCGGCGACCGATGTGACCGCAGCCGCATTACCGCCGATCAGAGAGAAGGTCGCGGTCGTTGCGCTTCCGTATGCCGTCATCGTGTACAGCCCGGCCGTGCCTCCGGTCGGAGCGATCCATATCGTGGCGCCGACATTGATGGCCACCAATCCGTGCGCGCCTGTCAGCCAGTTCAGCGTAGGAGACGACCCGGGACAGGTACACGTACCGGAGCGAAGCGTGAGTCCGCTCCAGGTAACGGTGACGCACGTGTCTTTATTGACATGCGCAATGACTGGTTGAATAACTGCCATAAATCACTCTCCTGGTTGCTGCGCCATATCCAGGGCAGCGTTGTGTGTTGCTAGATTGAGTTGATGCTCGCGTTGGCTTTGACCCTCCGACTGACGCAGCGCTATCTCGGCAGCGGCAAGCTCGCGCTTGGTCTGCTCCTGCATTTGCGTCTTGGCGAGGTCGGCCCGGACTTGGTCGAGCGTCATCTTTTGCTCGTGCGCGTATTGAAGCAGCGCGAGTTGCAATGCATCTTGCGACTGCTGTTGCTTGGCGACGTTGTTCTGCTGCTCCGTCTCCTGCATCATCTTCGCGTACTGCAATTCGCCGCCCACCTTGGCTTGCGCGATTTCCTGCATGGCGCCGGCACGAATCTGAGCAACCTGCAACTGAGCTTCCGCCCTGATCTGCTCGGGTGTAGCATGGGCCGGTTGCGCGTTGATCGCCGCTATTTCCGCCTCGGACTTCATGATGTCGGTCGGGTCGATGTGGCTCAACTTCAGCACTTGCTTGAACCACGCATCCCAATTGACCAGCGGAGAAATAATCTGCGATCCCTGGAACTGGCCGAGTTGCAGCAATCCTTGCGCCTGCATGTCGCGCACCAGCAAGGCGCTGGACCCGCGGGCGTCGACCTGGAAGTCGCCCTTGATCTCCGGGTTTTCCGAGTACGCCATGTTCCAGTCGTAATACCGACCGATATGCGGGCGCGTGATGTTGTCGTCGTACTGCTTGACCATCCGGCTCAAGACCACATTGGACGAATTCATCAAGATCGTGATGCCGCCCACCGTGTCCGGTGCGTTACTCTTCTCACCTTGATCGAGCGCCGGTATCGACGCCTCCGTATCGGCGAACTGCATCGCCAACTCGATGATCTGCTGAATCTCGTTTCCGCAGTTCGTTACCTCGACAACGTGGAACGCATCGTTGACATTTACATCGTCGTCGACCAGCCAAAC